GTGTAAATGCTACAAGAGAGGATATGCAACGCAATAATGCACTGGCTATCGTATTTGGACAAACCCTACGACGTAAATTCCCAGGAATTAATTTCTATGTTCCAGGAGACCACGATGAATTTGTGTTGATTTGCTACAAGTGGAAACTCTTGAGCGAAAAGCAAATTCTTGCGGTGGATTGTGAGATTGTGCAACAATGTGGTTTTATAATCGCCTATTCCCCAGATGGTTATATATCGAGGGGTATGAGCATCGAGATTGAATATGCCGGAGAACACGGTATTCCTGTGATTATAGTAGGTCGTTTGGACGAGTGTGGAATAAGGGTAATCAATCGACAACTACAAACATTTATGAGGTAAAAAGGGTGCTAAATAAAGAGAAGATTCATTTAATCTGCGAGGGATTGCGATTAGGGATGCCCCAGAAACTTATTGCTAAGATGACTGGATGTGGATTAGGTGCAGTCAGCAGTATATCCCAGGCCGGACCGACTCGGATATTATTGTGGGGGGACTCTCATTGTGGAAGTAATGTGGGATTAACTCCTCCGGCATATCAGACGAAGTTTACTCCTGATCCTAAGACCGAGGAACATCGGACATTGAATAAGTGGGCTAAACTCCAAAAAGAAAGTTGGGATTGGTATATCAGTAAGTTGAACCTATTAAAACCTATTAATAAACTTTTTGTTTTAGGAGATGCCATTGACGGTACTGGCCACAGGTCAGGCGGTACTGAACTTATCTTCGTGGATAGGAAGGTACAGGTGCAGATGGCTATCGAAGCTATTGAAGCGATAGAGGCTAAGGATATAACGATGGTGTACGGGACACCTTATCATGTGGGACAAGATGAAGATTTCGAGATGGATATAGCTCATCATTTCAAATGCAAGATTGGTGGACACGAGTGGGAAGAGGTCAATGGATGCACTTTTGATCTCAAGCATAAGCAGGGGAATTGTGATAATCCGGCCACTGGCCTTTTCCAACAGATTAGGGATCATCGAGAATGGGCAGGGTTAGGGGAACAACCTAAAGCGGATGTACTTGTCCGTGCTCATACGCATCGGTTTTGTATCGTCAGATTAGAAGATTGCATCGGGATTTCTATTCCAGCACTTCAAAGCTACGGAACTAAGTTTGGGGCTAGGCAATGCTCCCGGAAAGTTCAGTTTGGATTAGTGGCTCTGGATGTATGGCCTGACGGCGTGGTTGTGGAGCATATCCACATCGCAAAACTCGCCGGACACATTACTCATAAGAATTAGGAGACATTATGGATGTAAACATGATTCGTGGGCTTGCGGAACAGCATAAAGCCTTGAAAGCAGTTCATACCGTCTGTAATCGGAACGGTGTGGCTCTTACTGTTGCCACTATAGCCTACCCGGAGACGACGGCGACGCTGGATATTAACAGCACCGCACTAATTATTCGGGATATACGCTTGGCTCTTTTGAACCAGATTAAGGAAACAGAGGAATCTATTCAAAGGCTCGCATATGAGTAAAGGCAGTAAACGAAGACCTCCGCAGGTTAGCCGTGAGGAATTGGATTTACGGTGGGCTTATGCTACTGGGACGATTGGGCATCATCGGTTTGATTGGGAATACGCCAAGCTCAAACGGGAGGGATTACTGCGGAGGAGGCGGTAGGTTTGGAGTGTGAGTGGAAATTCACGCAGTATCGAAATTGGGATAGTCCGATAATCTTCTGCGTCCGATAAACCCCTCATCCCCCCTGTATAGTCCGATAACTATTTCCGCATATCAGGTAAAAATCCATTTTCATTATACCTTATAAGTAAAGGATAGTCAATAAAAAAAATCATTTTTTACTTGTTTTTTTTGTTTTAGGTGCTATACTTTACTTAGGAGGTGAAAAAATGAAAATGATATTTGACAACATATCGACAAACCAAATGCTTATCCTGGTAATTGCTGCGTTTTGTAGTTTATGCTGAGGAGATTGAGAATGGGAAAACTGATTTTAGCAATAATAATAGGCTTTTATATTCTATGGAGTAGCTCCATAAAAGAAGACGGGGAGCGGGGAGAAGGTCCGGCTGTTCAAACATGGGACGAAAGCGATATAAATTAAGGGGGCTAAAAATGTCAATATCATTACCGAATAATAGAGCAGAAAAAAAGACCAGATATAGGATGTTGGTCCGACAAGGTAGTTTAACTGTGGCCCAGGCACGACAGGCTTATCGAGACTACTTATCAAGATTAAAGTAATGGGCTTAGTTCTTTGTTGTGGGGCTTTTTGGGGATGGTATCGGTCGGAGGGAGAAGATGGGCTGGGGGGATTGTAGCGACTACACATAACCTCCGCAGGAAAAGAGGTATCTTGCGGAGGATGTAAAATAACTGGTATTTTTTCTATTCTTTAGTATTTTTTACTTGACTTGCCGGACGGGATGTGTTATACTTGGCAGAGTAAATTGGAGGTTTTCACTTTTTCGGAGGTATAGAATGGACGTTTTATCTGATATGTTTTGGGACTTAATTGGGACGGAGGTACTGCAAACCAGGGGTTTCAACTGTTGGTTATCAAGACGATATATAATCAATGACCTACTGGATAAACTACAACCGTCTATACCAGAAGATAGCTCAACTGGGAGGATAGCTTTCGATGTGCCGGACAAAAACAGAATGAAGATTAAGACAGGCAGATTTTTGACTAGAAAACTGAATCTAAACAGTGGGTTTTTGTCTGATAAGTCTATTGCGGTTATTGCGGAAAATATCAATAGTGAGCTATTTTCCGATGACATAGCCATAGAGCTTATTAGGGGGCAGGATATAACAAGAGCTTATAAGAATGGTGTCGGTGTGGTGTCTTGTATGTGTGATGGAGGACCTGGAGGAGGATCAGGCTGTACGTTATTATATGAAAATAATCCCGATAGGTTTCAGATGTTGACTATTTTTTATCAAGAGGATAGTGCCAGGGCTATTGTGCATAAACTTGACAATGGCAGGTTTTTCATGGATAGAGTATATTCCAGTTGTAATATGCTCGCTGAGAAAATGCAGTCTTATGCGGAGGGGGCAGATTGGGACTATCGAATCTCAACTAAAGCTGGATGTAGAGACGTTACTTGTGAAAATTCTACCTTGAGTGTGAGCGGTTTATCTTATGAAGATGGACAAGTTCCCTATATGGACACTATGGAAAATGGATGTATTTGTGGATCAGGATTGTCAATATCTGCCTACGGATGTCAAGATTATGAGCTTCTATCTACAGATGGGAGTTTAGGAAGAGGTTATGTTTGTGAAAATTGTGGAGACCATACGTCGGAGGACGAAGCGATATGTGCAGGCGATTGTTGTTATTGTGAAAGCTGTGCCAATGAGCTTTTTTCTTGGTGCGGAAACTGTGACGAGTTAGTTAGCAGGGACGATATGGTAAGTATCGTAGATGTCGATATATATGTGTGCAGTAATTGTACAGATAACTACCAAAAATGTGAAGACTGCGGAGAGTATAACAAAGAAAATTATCAAGTTATAGGCGATTGTTGTTATTGTGAAAGTTGTGGAGAAAAATATCCGATGTGTGCGGAATGTGGTGAGCAGTCTACGGACAATTTATTTGTAGATGAGAATGGATTGTGTGAAGATTGTCAACCGGAATCGAAACCTCTACCGGTATTTGTGCCGTCTGAATTTGCAGGGCAGGGAGAACTTGACTTATGAACATAAAGTATTGGTTAAAATCGAAAGAGCGGTTATTTATAGATCTCCAGAGTTTTGTTTTGGACTGGGAAAACCCAAAACGAAACAGGATTTTCATAGATAGAGATGCGGATGTTCTGTTTGTAGCTCATATCGATACGGCTATAAAACCGAAATATATCAGACAACAGAGAATTAAGTCGGGCAAGGTTAAGAGGATATATGCTCATGGACTTGACGACCGACTTGGCTGTATGGTAGCTTATGAGTTATCAGAACAGCTTAATGCCGACTTGTTGATATGCGATAACGAGGAAAAAATAGAGTCAACTGGTCAATATCACGACTTGAAAAACTATAACTGGATAGCTGAATTTGACAGGGCTGGAGGAGATGTAGTTACTTATGAGCTTGACAATGACCAGTTCCGTGATGCTATCGGGAACTATTGGGAAATAGGTATTGGTTCCTTTTCGGATATATCACAGTTAAAAACTACGGCTTGTTGTATGAATGTCGGTATTGGATATGAGCTTGCACACAGTAAAGATAGTTATGTGGATATGAAGACTCTAAAAAAACAAGTTAAGCGATTTATACAGTTCTACCAAAAGAATAAAGACATAAAGTATGTCCAGGACGTAAAACTTCTTGTTAATAGATATGACGATTGCTTTGCGGGAGAATGTGAGTTGTGCGGGATGTTATCCGATGTAGATTATGTGTTCGGACATATTATCTGTATAGACTGTTTCGAGTATATGTTTTATGGTGATATTGGTAGGGACGACTTGAGTTCGTCCCTTGTAGAGGACATGGGGAGTTCAGATTTTAGTAAAATAACTCAAAATGGTTATATCGGAGGATAAACTCTCAAGCACAGGTCAACTGCAATATCCGGCAAAGTGATCCAGCATTACCGGTTGACCTGAGCTTAGGGGTTTATCCAGGAGGACAAACAGTGAGAGCAAAGAATAAGGGGTCAAATAAGTTGGATAAGCCGATACCAGAATTGGCACAGATATTTGCCGAGAGGTTTATTGGTGGATATGGAATACAAGACGCCGAGACGATAGCGAAGTTGTGCTATGAGAAGATAGTGGCGAAACGAAAAGCATTGGACCGGAAATATGGAGGTAAAAAATGAAAACAAAAGAATACAAGTTTACAGTTATTGCGGTAAAATGGTTTGATATGGTAAACGGAAACACTTATCACTCCGTTAGATGTGTTCGACACAAAGACGGGGTCTGCGTGTTCGGGACGTTTCGATATGGGTATGGTGACCACTACAAACAAACGGCTTTAGATGAGATGTTTGATGCAGGATGGTTCAAAAACTACAAACGGAAAGTTTTGGCCGGGTCAACCGTTTCAGATAAAACAAAACTTGTTAGTTACCGCCGGCCTATGCTCTGTTTGTTGGAGCGTGAGCAGGATTATCCGATATTGTGGACAGTATCGGCGGGACTAAAACGAGATTGTATTGCGAATGGGAGGTTGTAAAATGAAAAAGTTATTGATCGTGAATCATTAGTGTTGTGGTTTGAGGATGGGACATTGTATCCTATCTGGTTGTTAGAATTATAATTGATAGAATTGGAGGGCATTGGTTATAATCTGAAAATTAAGTAAAAGGCACAAAACAAATCCCTTTTTCATCAGGGCCGTCCAGGGCAATTACCTCCTGCCACCACTACTGGGCGGCCTTCCTCTTTACCTCCGCAGGATCATGCCGACTTGACTCCAGTTATGAAGTCTGAATAGCTAAGTGTCCAATTACAACTGCTTGTGGGTATGGGACTTAGCCTTGTTACCCTCAATGGTTGGGGTTAACGTGGGTTAACCTGCTTGATAAGTCTGAATAACCAAATGTCCAAACGCTAAACCCAGTAGGCTAATGGGGTTAGTATCGGACGCATTTCCACCGATGCCGATAACATCACGCCGCATGATCCACCACCGCCAGTCCTATAACCACCGAGGCCGATAAGTCCTGCGGAGGCCCCCCCCGTCGGCCCCTTTTATCGGACGCTAATGTTAAGGTCAAAGACCTCCCCCGTTGAAACTCCAATAAATTCCCAGCCAAAATTCACGCAGTCCCTACCCTGCGGAGGTAAGTCCGATAAGGTATGCTGGATTCTATTTCCGGCCCATAAAAAAATCTCAAAAATATTTTCAAAATCCCCACAATTCCCTTGACTTTTGGTTCTGGTATGTTACAATATACTTATAATACTCATAGAAATCGAAACCCTTATTTGAAAGGAACCCGGAATGTCCGAAAAAGAAACATACCAAGTCGTATTAGTTTGTAATAACTGTGGATACCGCCAATCAAACCTAGCCGACATTCCTAAAGGAATGAAGATTTGGCCCGCCGTCAACGAGAAGTCTTGTGAATTCTGTGGCTGTACTGGTACTTTGACACGCAGTCCTCGATTCATTTGACAGGGGCGTTACATTAAATGAAAGGAACCAGAAAATGACAGCCCTCGAAAAATGTCAAGTTGAACTTAAAAATCTGAAACGGAAACATAGAGAGGAATTAGATTACATCGAAAAATGGCTCAAGAAGCGATGTGAACGGGATTTTCAATTTGCCTCCGAAGATTCCCTGTATGACCTGCATCTTCGAGTTGAAAATTTCCAGAGAAATCTTTAAAGGAACCAAAATGCACGATGAATATATAAAAGCAAGGGAGTTACTTGCCGTAGAGTTGGACCGAGAACCGACATCCGGGGAGATTGACGAGAAAATGGCTGATATGGAAGCCAAAAAAATTGACGACATCTTTGAGCAACGGCAGCAGGCTAAAATTCACGCCCTCCTCCCCTGCGAGACCTGCAACGGAGCCAGCAAGATTCCCTATGTACCTATTGGGGGAATGTTTCCAGACCCTCGTACTCCTGGCCCCTGCCCCGACTGCCAAGAACATGCCTCTTGACAATCCCCTGATATTTGGTAAAATGTAGATATGGGAAAGATGAAGCGGACAGGTACTCATAATCATACACATCAAAATGGCTCACAGGCCATTCCGGGGGTGGTTTGTGTCCGCTTTCCACCCCCAACTTTTTTGAAAGGAACCAATCATGGGATTTTGTCTCGAAAGCGAAGAAGGTAACGTCTCCGGGGAAGCCAGAAGTCGGTCTTTTCGGATAAGAGACGATATAGGAGGTGAGGTAGAATTTGATTGGGAGGAATGGGACGACTTGATAGAAGTCATTAGTCTCCTTGATGAACATAAACCCTAATCTCCTATGAGTAACCTCAAGAAAGAACTTGATTTTGTGCGGGGCGATAAGGTCAAGGTTGAGCCGATAGAATGGCTCTGGCCCAACCGAGTCCCCCGGGGGATGCTCTCCATCTTCGCCGGTATCGGCGGGGTCAGTAAATCAACCCTCAGTCTCTATATGGCCGCCCAAATTACGACAGGTCGCCCATTCATAGACGAATCCACCACGTCCCGAAAACCTGGCGACGTAATCATCCTCTCCGCCGAGGACATCCCCGGCAAAATAATCATCCCCCGCCTAATCGCAATGCAGGCCGACATATCTCGAATCTACATCATCAAGGGTTCCAAAATAACCCTCCCGGACGGAACCATAGGATTTGTGGGCATAGACGACCTCTCCAAAGATGGCGACCTACGCCTCTTGGATGATATGATAAAACACTGCCAAAATCCCCAGTTCGTAATCGTCGATCCCTATACCGCCTATATGGGTCAGGCTGACTCCAACGACAATATAAAGGTTAGAAGCTTTCTGCGTCCTCTCTCGGAAATGGCAGCAGACTACAACATAGCCATCCTCGGCATCACCCACCTCAACAAAAACCAAGACCTCGCCGCCGAGTTCCGCATCCTCGGCAGTGTCGGCCAACAGAACGCCGCCCGTATGGTCTGGCTAATCGCCACCGACCCCGACGACTTCGACCGCCGCTACTTTGTCTGGCTCAAGGGCAACCTCGCCCCCAAGCATCACGGCCTCGCCTACCGCCTCGTAAACGTCAACGTCCCCACATCAGACGGTGACATTACCCCTCAGCCAGCCTGCAATTTCGAGCGGGAACCCGTCCTCCTTACCGCCCAAGAACTCCTGGCTCCCCGCAAGCAACCCCAGGGTCGTCCTAAAAAACAAACCGACGCCTCAGAATGGCTCGAATCCTTCCTCGCCGATGGCGGTGTGGATTCTAAGCTCATTTTCGAGGAAGGCGAACACCTTGGTTACTCTAAACGCACTCTGGAACGAGCCAAGAAATCAGCAGGAATCTTGGGTATTCCCGTAAAAAACCAGACCGCCAAAATAGTGCGTTGGGAATGGAGGCTTCCGTGACTATAATCACTACAACCCCCACAACCTACACCCTTATAACCCCTACAACCGTTACAACATACCACAGGGAGAGTAGTATTGGCGGTCTGGATTATTCAGCTCTAAACGCCTGTCCACACCGCCAAAACCTACCCCTATGCTCCGCAAGTGGCGGTCTGGTACTTTTGGCGGTCTGGACGGTTTTCTGGCGGCGTGGTTGTATATTATAACGACTATAACGATTGAGAGGATTACAAATGAAAGTAACCCGTGCAAAAAACTGTTTTTGTGGGACTTGCAATAAAGAGTTCCATTATCTTGGAATAGCAAGACATCGAGCTAAACACCGGGACAAAAAAGAAACCTGTATAATAACTTACACATACGGGGATAGATATATTTACGAATATGGAAAAACTACTTGACTTCCCCCGCAGGATATGTTAGAATGGAGAACCTATGAAAACCGACGAATCTATAATTGGTATTGTTGTTGAATCCTACGTTCACAACGAGAATCAGGTAGTGGTTGCTCGCAGTTCCGACTTAGAAACACACCATTTCTTTTTTCTTCCAAAACACCCGGACGTAAATTTCGGAGACGTTCTTCTTATGAATTTCAAAACCGACCGATATTGGGTACATCACGGCAACCCTTATCTTTCCTACCGAATATTCCCCCGTGAATTCCCGGGCACTCTGCTTTGGGAACTAATCCAAGCCCAAATGGAGAACTGAAAATGAACCAACTAAAAAACAAGATATTCTGCGGAGGTAACCTCGAAGTCGTAACTCCTTGGCCCTCCAACTTCATCTCCGCCATCCTAACCGATCCTCCTTATGGTCTCGGCTTTATGGGTAAGGATTGGGACACCTTCAAACAAGAAAATGTCAATCTGCCAAAAACAACCAAATTAACTTATAAGACAGATTATATCAATGGTGTTCCCGTCCGACGTAAAAATCCAGAAATGGTTACTCGTGATAGTGGTGCAAGACGGGCCGGTTCCTATGACTTGTCCCGTAATCCCGAATTTCAGCAATGGTTTACGGTCTGGGCTAAGGCAATGCTCCGAATCACCAAACCCGGGGGCTTCTTGCTCTGCTTCGGCGGAACCCGCACCTACCACCGTCTCGCCTGTGCTATCGAGGACGCTGGTTGGGAAATCCGAGACTGCATGATGTGGCTCTATGGCAGTGGCTTCCCAAAATCCCACAACATCAGCAAAGCCATCGACAAAGCCGCAGGAGCAAAACGCAAAGTCCTCGAGGAACGGCATAAAGGTTTACATTCTGGTGGAAGTAGTTATCAGTATTCTCAAATGAAAAATGAAACGGGGAATTGTCCTATTACTGCCCCTGCTACTGAACTTGCCAAGCTCTGGGATGGCTATGGTACCGCCCTCAAGCCTGCTTGGGAGCCAATTATCGTGGCAATGAAGCCTCTGGACGGCACATTCGCTCACAACGCCGAGAAACACGGAGTCGCCGGCCTAAACATCGACGCTGCCCGTATCGGTACAGAAACACGCAAGAATCCAGAAGCAGGATTTATCAGGCGGGGAAGAACTGATGAAGAAGTTTTTGGCTCTGTCGATAAAAATAAACCTAATAATCCCCCCCATGAGGTTCAAGGCCGTTGGCCTGCGAATCTTGTCCTCGACGAAGAAGCCGGGGCGATGCTGGATGAGCAAACCGGAACCAAGAAAAGTGGATTTATGGCTGCAGACACGAAACGAAAGATGTCCGACAATCCCAACAAAAACACCTACGGTAAATTCAATCCCGACACAGTACGAAATGACACCTACGGGGACTCTGGAGGAGTTTCCCGATTTTTCTACCAAGCAAAAGTTTCCTGCAAAGAACGCAATATAGGTATGGTTGACCAGAAGAACAATCACCCAACACTCAAACCCCTTACGTTAATGAAATATCTTTGTTCTTTACTCAAGATGCCCCCCGCAGATCAGATAATTCTCGATCCATTTTTAGGTTCCGGTACAACCGGAATGGCCTGCAAGGAACTTGGCATCAACTTCATCGGTATCGAGAAGGAACGAGAATACTGTGAAATCTCGGTAAAACGTATCGCAGCAGTCCCCGGCCAAGAAATCACACTACACGTAGAAACGCCTCCGCCTGTTACTAAAACTGTGGAGACGGACGAGCAAAAACAGAAAATGATTAACGTAGCCTCCGCAGCACTAAGGAGAAATCAAAAATGAGAATACCCAGATGGTTATCTAAACATTTATTTTTCAAGGCTCCAAAAGTCCCTTGAAACTTACTCAATATATGCTATAATAGTGATAGCAGAGAAAGGAATCAATGATTAATCCCATTTTACCAAAAACATATCAATTTGGTGGCGTAGAGCTTGTTGAAGTCAAGCACTTAGAAACCATGTTCGCCATCTCCCATCGAGTTGCGATGAAATATCTCAAGGTTCTTCATATTCGCCCAATGTATTTCGGAGACGATGTATTCTTCTGTCTATCTACTTTCAATCGTATTATGCACGTCCTGAATCGTCCAGGGTCTAAGGGTTTCCTGTTCCCAGCCAGTCGGGCGAAAAACAACGCCGTCCTCCGAAAGTCCGGGGATTTCCTCATTGAAGTAACCGACGAGATTCTTACCGAGGCCGCATCCCCCCGTGTCTTGGCCGAGATGGCGGCTGTATCTGGCCGTAGTCCTGATATGGTAAAAAAGTTGATAGCCCAGTCTAATGCCGAAAGCAGGAAAAAATGACAGATGAGCTTGAAAAAACTGAACAGCCTAATTCCGAGGATATAGTTGCTGCCATTATGAGTTTTAATGATGTCGGCATCATTACGAATCTGTTTCGTGACCTTGGGTGGACTTACACATTTGAGATTCAAGAGACCGTTACTATGGCGAAACAGAATGCCAACCTCTCAATTAAATTTAAGGCAATAAAGCATTTAAGAGAACTGTTGCGAGAAGCTGCTGAAGCGTCTGGATATGTTGCCAACGTATCACAGAGTATTCCTAATGCCCAAGGTGGGGTGACTACATTTCACGCAAAACGAATAGCCGGGGCTTTGAATCCGGTTAAGAAAATAGAATCAACTATTAAGGAACCTGAAAATGACAAAACCAAAAAAATCAGAACCAAACCCATTCGACACGGAAACGATATTGAAAGGAGACTCGGGACAGAAGATAAAACGAAATCTGAAACTGAACCCTATAGAGACGGCGATAGGAGACAGAGCCAAGCCAGAGAAAATCTTCTCAATAGAGGAAGTAGCCGAGGAACGGGCAAAAGACCCGAATGCACAGGAGAAGTTCACGAAGGAATACCAAACGGAGCCGATTCCTCAGAACCCATCCGAGATACCCGACGAGCCTCCCTCCCAGGAGATGGTGAATCTGGAGGAACTGAATCGGCAGACGGAGGAAAGACTTCTGAACGACGAGGCGGGGATGATGCCGTTACCAATAACGACTCCAAAGAGTCCAATCCCCACGCAAAAGACGATAAAGGATGTGTTGGCCGAGACGATTCCTGTCCCTGTGTCAAAACCCGACCTCCAACCTGCAACCAAGACCTCTTCCCAGGAATCTCAACCTCCGCAGAAGAAAATTGATATGTGGGCATTGGGTAAACATATCAACGACCCGTCCTTAGAGTGTCCTGATTGTGGGGAATGTACTTCCGACCACGAAGCTGTTAAAAAGTTACCTGCGGAGGATAAAGAACTTACGGCTTTGAAGAAATATATTCTGGAAGATGGATTCGTCGTCTCGGGAGTAGCGATGCACATTGTTATGTTGTGTAGTCAACCATTGGTGACCCCTTCGACTACAGGTTGGGATTTTGTGGATAGGGCTAAAATACCGGATATGGTTTGGGCGATTATGCGTACCCCGGGGTATCTTGATGGGGTATGGCCGAGCCTGAAAATCATTATGGGCACAAATAAAGGGAATGCTGCGTGGACGGCGGGTATAGTAACCACAATCGCTTTCTTCGATTGTATTCGTACACTTCCGGCTTTAGAGGAATTGAAAAATGATAGTTGATGGTGTTAAGGTACAACCTATTCCCGGATTTCCAAATTACGCCATCAGTCGTGATGGGAAAGTATGGAGTAACCCGCGTCAACGTAGTAGTAAACAGGGGATTTGGATAAAAAGTAGGCAGACTAAATGTGGTTATTTACATTGTGGATTATACCATAATGGACACATTAGTTGGGTTTTAATTCATCGTCTTGTACTTGAAACCTATGTTGGCCAATGTCCAGAAGGAATGCAGACGAGACATCTAAATGGAAATAAGCAAGACAATAAATTGGAGAACTTATGTTGGGGGTCAAAAAAGGAAAATATGAAAGACATAGTTAATCACGGAACCCGAGTCAGACATTTCGGAGAGAAAAATGGGCAAGCAAGATTGACCGAGCAAGATGTTCGTATGATTATCTATATGTATCGTACCGGTTTATTTCTTATGCAAGAAATTGCAACGGGTTACAAAGTAGGATTAGCCACTGTCTCTAATATTGTTAATAAAAAAAGTTGGAAACATCTTTGGGCGAAAGTTGCTTAATGGAGAAAAATTCATATTATCCCCTTCCTATAGATTATCCTTCTCTAACTCTTGATGGTCAAAAGGCTGCAAGGTTGGCTGTGTTGCATAGGCAGGATACCCCACAGCATCTTGTTGAGGCGTGGAATTTCTTTCGTCGCGTGTATTTAGCAGGAGTAGGGAAACTCTTTTATAAAAATAATTTTGAGGAAAGTCCTCAGTTTCACTACGATTTAATTTATGACTTGGGGGAATATGCGAGAAATGCAACCGCGGCTCCACGAGGCTCGGCTAAGTCGACAGTGATTGGATTAGAGATTCCTTTACTTATATCTATTACTCGACCTCATTATGAGATGTCTCTTGGATTGGCTACGGATAGACTGGTTGAAGAGAGATTTGATAAGATGATTCAACAGTTTGTAGAGAATGAATTAATTCTTCAAGATTTCGGGGCAATGAAACCGCCGAGGGGTCAGAAGATTTGGAATCATCATCAATTAAGTCTCACGAATGGGGCGATTATAAAGGGATTGTCGGTTATGGGGCGGAAACGGGGGGGTCGTCCAAGGTTGTTTATTCTCGATGACCCGGAGAATGACCCGGATTCAGAATCCCAAGCTGCTGCACAGGCAGTTGTTGAGAAGTTTGAGACGATCCTCTTTCGCCAGATTTTACCGATGCTTGAGTTTGGCTCGTCTATTTTTTGGGTCGGTACGCTAATTAACAGAAGGTCTTTTCTTTACCACGCCGTAGCAGGTGATGACCCCCGTTTTGATTTCTGGAATCGTAAAACATTGAAGGCGATAACCTACGATGAAAATGACTCTAGTAAAGTAAGTGTTCTTTGGCCGGAGAAATGGTCTCAAGAAGTGCTTGAGGCTCGTAAGAAAGAAATAGGCGGACCGGCATTTCAAGCAGAATATTGTAATGAACCTGTATCGGCACAGGAACGCATTCTGGTAATTGACCAACGGAAGAATGAATATACTGTGGAGGGGGAATTTGATTGGAAAAATCCATTGGCTCATATTGGAGATATAAAATGGTCGGAGCGTTTTATGGAGCCGGGTCGTAGGATTTATAAGGATTTCAATAAGCCGTTTCGGGAAATGGTTCTTCCGATGTATCGGATTTTACTGTTCGACTATGGAAGCGGTATGTCTCAGTACAATGATTATTCTTGTATTGTTATTGTCGGATTTGATACAAATAATGTGATGTGGATTTTGGATATATGGCTTGGCCGAGCCAAGGATGCGACACTTCTTAATTTGATTTATGAGAAGGGATTAGCTTGGCAGGTAAGAATCCTCGGCATAGAAGCAGTGAGTATTCAGATGAGTTTTGCGGAGGCCGTTAAAACCTATGTGGAAGAAAAGGAAAGTCAGACGGGTCATCTTTGGCGGGCCAGAGTTTATCCCATTACATACCCGGCAAGAGTGAGTAAGGCTGACCGAATATCGGCTTTGGAATGGAGATACCACCCCGGGAAAATTAAATATCCGGTTCATCTTGCCGGGCAATGGCCGTTCAATCAGTTGTACCAACAGACAGAAGATTTTACCAAGGATTTAGCTTTGCTCCCGCATGATGATGTGATAGATACAGTTGCCATGTCAGGTTATGTCGTCAAGAACCGGGGTGGAATGTTCACGAAGGAAAAAGGTAAGCCCAGTTTATTAGAACGAATCCGTAGAAATATTCCTCTTATAAAAGGTACTCCACTGCTTTCAGGTGTTAGTACATCTGACATAACGGACGAGATGTTGGATGTTCTTTCCAAAAATGTCCGCAAGTCTGCCATTGACAAAAACAACCGGCGTATCTTCCGGGGGAGACAAAATATAGTTGGGTAATGATAAGATATTGGATAATTTTCCTGTTTGTGGCTTATATCCTGCGGAGGATATTCGTTATAATCAGGAAACATATTGACAAAAATTAAGATTGTGATATAATTATAGTAGATTGAAAGGAAGATTTGATGAATAATATTGTGATTCCTTGGTTGATTATTGTAGCTGGAATATTTACGCTTTTTGTCGTCTATGTTCTTGCGGTTGTTCTGCTTAGAGTGGTTAAACAAATTACAGAAACCAATAAGCAACTTCTTATAGTTGTGGCCGGAAAAGAGGTAAAACCCGAGGCATTACGGGCTTTAGCGGCATCAAATAAACTTCCTAAGGGAAAGTTGAAGGGGATTGCTACCAATAAAGAGGAAAAGAAAGCCTCGCCGAATACTGATTATACCTTGACTGTGGGGGGTAATCATGTCCTATAAGTTTCAACTTCCGAAAGATACGCCGGCCAATAAACCCCAGATAGAGGAGATATTTCAATACTTGGTCACGTCTGGTCGGTCACGGATGAATCCTATCTCGATTAATTGGTATATAAATCATTTCTATATGAGGGGTCTTAGAAATTTTACTAACATAAATTACGGGGATGGGACACTTAATGCTTCTTACTTAAATGAGTCAGGGGTACTTAAATTTAAGTACGAGGATATTATCGCAAAATATCAAGCCCAACTTGGTAGATTGTTGGCTATAAATCTAGCCCCGGCTGTGTCTCGAAAAGGTCAGAGTCTTGATGGGCTGAGAAAGGCAAGTACGGCTCAAGTAGTTTTGGATTCGGTATTTCCGCAGGAGAAAGTATCTCGGTTGGCTCTTGATTCATTTCCATCATTGTTGCAATATGGAACAATCGGGTTTGGATTATGGGTAGAAGGGGCGGATAGTATCGGAATTGAAGTTATTAATCCTTGGGAGTTAATTCCGATTCCGATAGATGTATCTACTCCTACAGATGTGCGGGGATTGATTCGGGTTAGATATGTCCCTACTGATTGGGTGAAGAGTCTTTCGATAACTCCGGGTAAGAACCAAAAAGTTTATAAGGGAATGGATGACTTTAAGGTTCCATTTGGAGATTTGCCTGCGGATGCTACCGGTAAATTCCAAGGGACGGCTTCTCTAACTACTGTCGGAGGGGGTTTCTTTGTCAGGAGTGCAACCAGTAATAGTCAGGTAGAGACTCAATGGGCGGGGAGGAAAACTAAAAAGGATAAGACGCAGACAGATGTCACTTTACTTGTGGAGGTTTGGACGGAAACATCTGATGGATATTTGGCGGAGTATCTTATACTTGCCGGTTCCTATAATAAGCTGAATCTTCTACATCGTTTTGACCATTCCAAACAACATTTCTATATGCCCATAAGAATTGCAAGGGATGTTACTGTAGGAGGTTTTTATGGTCGGTCTTTTGTTGATCAACTACTCCCACTCAATACTGAGGCGGAATACAGTTTAAGTAGTCTTTTTCAATCTGTAGCTGATTTTGATTTATACGGCGTAATGATGTGGCCCGCGTCTCTTGGGACTCCTACCGATGCACATAGAGGTCAGGATGGGATTAAACGGATAACATACGAACCTGATTATACGACCCCAGAGTTGAAACCCTTCCCGCTACAACCTGTAAAAATGGGAAAAGCTAATATAGAAGCAGCTATGGTTGCTGGGGGCTTGATGGATAAGGTAGCAAACCAACCAACAGAAATGTTGAAAGGCGGTGCACCTGGCCGTGTTGATTCAGCCTCCGGCTTGGGCTTCCTATATGAAACAAGTGCTATTCCATTATCACCTACTGCAAAAAGTGTGGCGGAGGCTATATCCGGGGTCTATCGAGCTATGCTCGGAATTTGTAGAGACATTTGGCCAGCAACTAAAGTTGTTAGTATCAGTAATTTGGACGATTCTCTTGCCGGGATAGTTTTGGATATGGAAACCGGAGAAATCAACCTTGCCAGAAATGCTATTCCGTCCCCCGATGAAGTGAATATCAACGTGGCCTCCGAAGTTCCTATATCTAAAGAACAACAGAAAATGGAACTGAAAGAGGCTTTAGAGAAAGGAATAATAACTCTTAACGAATATAGTTTTAAGGTTAGGGAGATGGGACTAACATCTCCGGTTGGTAACGAACTTGCTTATCAAAACTACCGCCGGGCTAAATTAGAGAATCTTGCCTTGTTTGGAGACGGAGAAAGTCCCGGGAAAGTAATTGTATCTCAAAGAGATATGCACATGATTCACAAAGAAGTCCTTGCTACTTTCATGGCTCGTCCGGAGTTTTTCGCCGCCTCTGTAAAAGTAAGAGAAGAATTTATAAAACACGATGAGGAGCACAGTTCAGGATTAGGAGAATTACCCGAACAAATGTTGCAACCCGAAGAAGCAGCGGAATTAGAGATGGAGCCTCCGCAGGGAGAACTACCTCAACAATAATCGAAAGGAAAAAAATGAAACCAACAAAAAAAAGTTTGCTTCCGTATTACAAGAAGTTAGATTTATCCTCTTGGGAAGAATGGCGGGAGTATGTATTTCCCGGCAATGAAATTATCCGTATTGAAAATCCTCAATTCCTCATCGTCTCCGATAATGGGCATAGAGTTGGGGCCGGGGAAATAAGTCACTACATCCCCTATGGATGGATTCAGTTAAGGTGGAAAAATAAACCTGGGCGAAAAGAAGGATTCTATTGTGAAGCTCCAGACGAAATGCGGGTACAACCTGTAAAAAAATAAAGCGAAAGGGAAAAAATGTTTAGATTAAAAACTCTATTTGGATTTGGAAACAGGATGGTCTTTGACGGCGAAGAAAATGAGGCCAACAATACCAATGCTGATGGTGGAAACGCCGGCGATGTTAATAAAGCTGGTGGTGGAGGTGTAGATAAGGATAAAGACGAGTCTGCTAATAAGCCAGAAACCCACACGATTAACGTGGACGGAACAGATGTCGTACTAACCATCAAGGAACTCAAAGAGCGAGCCTCGAAATCGTCTGGGGCGGATAAGCGGTTTCAGGAAGCTGCCACAGCCACTAAAGCTGCGGAAAAAGGGATTCGAGTGGAGGCTCTTGTGAAAAGCATATCGGGAGCCGATGCCCCCAACGAGGCGGAAGTGCGGGAACTTGCGGGTTTACTGGAAATCGACCCTAAGGAATTTATGACATCTCTCCACGAGGAAGATAAATCTTCTCAGAAATCGACCAGTAAAGCCGCTGTTACGGACTTTAACGATGAATTCAAGAAGCAAATGGGAGCTTCCCCTGCGGAGGTTCGGGCTATTTTGGAGCATTCTTCTACGAGGCACGTCAGTGATGCTCGAAAAGAAATTCGAGAAATATCGGACAAAGCGGTTGACAAAGATGAGATAATTGGTAAAATGGTAATAGGTGAGGACAAAGATGAAGTCGTCCTTGCTGTGAAAGATATGGTAGCTGAGGATGTTCTTAGGAAGATTCAAGATGGCAAACCGTTTGGGGCTGAGATGGTTACAGCGAGCGTACAGAGGGTGCGGTCGCAGTTGACTAAGCTCGGTATCCCAAAAAAGCTCAACCAGCAACCCATCATTTTGGGCCTGGGACCGAGTGAAGGATTTTCATCTGCAATCCAAGCTGACGAACCAATCAAGCGAGTTCCTTCTCCTGAAGATGGTGATGAGAAGAACCTTGTTGCAAGGTATCTTCAAAAGGTAGTTAAAGCCGTCCGAGAACAGAGATAATAGGAATTCGATGGATTGGAGACCTCAACTGACTGCATATTAACGTAAATGTGTTTAGTTGGGAGTTAGTGCAATGGCACAAGCGATTGATAGTCTCGACAACTTGGTGCGTGAAGAGTTGCCGATGATAATCCACGAAATAGGGCCGGTTATAGCTCCGGTGTTCGATAAGATTAAACGAACAGCTTTTGGGGTTAAAAGCCAAACGGGTCTTGGTCGTGGATATAAAGTAATTCATCTCTACGAAACCGGTGTAGCAGGTCTGATTGAATCTGGTGATCCTCTTGGCCCGGAAATGACGGCTGTTGTTGGGAATATGACCCAATTACTCGCTCAGGGAACGGCTGCGGCTGGTTTGTCTATTTTCCCGAATGCTGCGGAATCGCCTCACATGGGCGATATTAAGAGGGAACTTACCCTTCATAAGGTCGTAGGTAACTTCAGTATCCCCGCTGCTTGGAAACAGGCCGATTTGTTGAATGCCGCTCAGATTAAGAAAGTGGCAAGGGATATGAAGGCCGTAGCTAAACTAAAAGCTATTTATGAAGCCTCCAGTTTCTTCTCTCATATCGTAACAAATGCCTCCAACAATGAGAATCAAGTTCTTGGCCGGGTCTCTGCCGTAGCCGATAATGGAACTACCACAGGTTACATTGATATTACTATTGATGAGTCCAAGGGTCGTATCAGCAATTTCCGCCAAGGCATGAGAATTGATATTGTGGCGGATGATGGAAGTGGCGTACTGCAAGACGGCATACTCACTAACGGCACGGATGTTCGTAACTATAAGTCTGATAACTATATTCACTTTATCATCGCCTCGGTTGATTATCTTGGGAAGCTATTTACTATTCGACCCGTAGATTCAAATGATGGCTCTTTACCTGCTTATGGTACCTATACCCAAAATCCGGCTGTGGATGACTGGATTGCATTCTCAAAGACAACCCGATACACAACGGCCACTCGTCCTCAGTTTAGTTGGGGAATCAATGACTGGATTAAGTCGTCTGGTCAGATTTTAGGTGGAGCCGCTGGTGCGGCGGGGCTTGACTTGGCTATATATCCTCAGTTTAAGTCTCAGGTCAAAGCCATAAATGGGCCACTTACTGATAATGTAATCAACGGTTACATTGGCGGATACCTGGATGCGTATCCAGGGGAAACCTTAGACACCGTGATTACCACACAGGGTGTTCAGTTGAAATGGCTCGAACAGCCTGGTCTGTATAATAATCGGCAAAACTACGAGCGTACCGGCAAGGCCTTGAGTTTCAAGGGCGGTTGGTCTCAGATTTCCTACGAGTTCGGTGGACGAACCTACGAATGGATTATGAGTCCGATGTGCCTGAGCAACACTCTGTACGCTATGAAGTTTGCTGGGGACAATATCAAACGATACAGTCCTCCGAGACTCGGTGGAATGGAAGCTACTATGGGTCAGGAAATTGAATTCCTTGCCCCGCTTGGCGGCCACTCCGGCGTGTTTATGGTTTCTCACGCTTCTGGTGGTGCTCCGCAGGATTTACTGGAGAGTCCTTTCTGGTACTATTGCCTGATTGCCCCAGTTGATCCCCGAGGAGTCAAGTTCACGGGTCTGACAGAAGCCACAATGCTCTAAAAGATTGTTCTTTGAAAAAGTGAATATTCGGAGGAAGTCGTCATTTTTCTTCCTTTCTCTGTGTTGCGGGTTGATTATATCTTCTCGTAATAAGGCTTTATGCCGAGGACACTGTGCGGGAGCTAAAACTCCCGCATATATCCTAAAAAATCGGTGTTTTCAGGCTTCCTCCGAATCTTATTAACCATTAAGAATATAGTTTTTATAGTTTAGGAGAAATTCAAATGGCAACCCCAGCGACTAACCCCTTCCGCACATCCGATTTAGTAAGTAAGTACGGATGGCAGGCAATGATTTATCTTGCCGCATTAGGTATTGATAATCTTGCGGAGGCTCAACTTCTATTCGTTGACGCAATCCACACAAATGCCCTCGATGCCGATGATACCGAGCACGGGCATTCTTTTGAAAAACCACTTGCCACAGTCGATTACGCTATTGGCTTATGTGAGGCAAGTGAAGAGGCTATAATCCTTTTGGCCCCCGGCCACTACGAGGATTATGATGATTCCACAACCGGCTTTGATGCTGATGTGGCAGGTATAAAAATCATTGGCCTTGGGAGAGGTAGTTTGAAGGCAAGATTCGACTTTGACCATACCTCCTCAAAATGTGTTATAGGGGCCAACGACGTACAAATTAAAAATGTCATATTCCGACCTGGTGCTCCTGTTGTAGCCATCGGTCTTGAAATAGAGTCCGGCTTTACCGGTTGTTCTCTCGAAGATGTTGACTTTGATATGGGAGAAGCTGGTAACGGAGACGATGAGTTTGTTAAGGCAGTTCGTTTGGTTTCCGCCAATCACGATACAGAGTTCAAGAACGTGAAAATTCTTGTTCACGCAGATGCCGGTGGGGCGACTCATGCCATCTACATTGATGCTGCATCTGACCGTTTAGTTTTCCAGAATGTTATAATTGACGGTCCTTGGGCTACGGGTGGTATCGTCGAGGACGCAACCGGCGTGAGTCATATCCTCGAAAATTGTGCCGTTGATGTATCTGGCACGAACTACAGCTTTGACGGTTCCAGTACATTTGCAAAACGGGTCAACAATGTCGATGGTCAGGTTCGAGAGGATGATTCTGAGTCTTTAATTGTAGAGGCTCGTGGCTCTCTTGCTTATCCGTCTGGTATAACTGATGAGAGTATTTGGGCTTATCTCTTGAGCAAAAGTGCGATCCCATCGGCTACTTCCTACGATAATGAATTACATTCACTGGAGGCTCTTCGGGATGCGATTGATGCGGTTGACCCTTCAGTAGTTAGTTCAGCAGTGCCACTTACCCCGACTGAGAAATCGTTACAGGATATTTTATCGGAGTTGGATGGTGCAAATACTTATGACAATACTACAGATTCACTGGAAGCCATTTCAAACCTTCTCCGGGACGATGTGGATGTTTTAGCAGGTATAAATCTTGACCACTTGGCAAAAACATCTACAGGTATTTCGGCTGATGGGGAATTGGATGGCCATATCACGGCCCTATCTATATTGGGTCATATTATGGCCACAGATGCCGACCCATCTAATTTTAATGCCTCAACTGATTCGCTCCAAGCTATTGCAGCTGCAGTTACAGGCTTTACGACTGCTGTAAGCACAACTCCAACGGCAAGGTCGGTACAAGACATTCTGGAAAAAGACGGTAGTGGAAGTTTCCTTGCTGCTGATGATTCCCTCGAAGCTATTTCTGACCTTCTTAGAACGGGCACAGTTGTTTTAGCTGGTCTAAATCTCGACCACTTTATGTTGACGGCGGTCGTTGATGAACAAGATATGTCTGCTGAAATAGCGACTGGTTCTGCTTTAGCTCATATTCTGGTTAAGGCGGCTGGTGGTGACGTAAATGATTTTGACCCAACAACTGATTCACTCCAAGCCATTCGGGACAATCAGCAAACAGCGGCTCTTGCTGCTATTGATAGCAGAGAGCTTAACTACTTACTTGAAATAGACGGGACGGCAGCGTATCCTGAGAATTGTGCTACTGATTCGATTATTGCTAAAATCTGTAGTGTAGGTGGTGCGGCTGACCCAAGCACCTACAATAACACAACCGACTCGCTTGAAGCACTTTCCAATATTCTCCGAACCGACATAACTCTTGGGGCGGGGATTCAACTTGACCACTTACAGGCAGTGGATACGGGTGTTGTCATTGATGGCGACTTGGAGGCATTTGCTGTTGCCGGAAGTTTGATGGCTCACATTATGTCTGCTACAAAAGATGTAACAGATTTCAACTGCTCCACTGATTCACTGGAAGCTATCTCGGTTGCTTTGGCGGCTGGAACAGGAGCCTCTGTGGCTTTAGACGGCGACCAACTTGACCATCTTGTAGGAACAACCACAAGTGTCGCTGCTGGCTCTGACTTGGAGACATATTGTGTTTCCGGTTCCTTGATGGCTCACGTCCTAAGTGTTGCCGCAGATGTAACCACCTTTGATTGTAGGACTGACTCACTCGAAGTTCTATCTGATAAAATAGGGCCATACACGTTTGACGGTGGGGGAGACGATGAAGATGATTTAATGTCACACCTTGATTTAATTCTCACAGATACTAATGCCATTCTCGTCGATACTGCTGTCATTGACCCAGGTGCAAAAAGACTTCAGACAAGAACTCTTACTGATTGGGGTGCGACTACGGTTGCTTTATGGACGGTCTCGGCTCCTGTCAAGGCTAAGATTTGGGGCGTAGTACTCGTTGGGGTTGATGCCCAAGCTACGAACCTGAAAATCTCAGGTATTCCCACTGCTCCGGGCGGGACAATAGATATTACCGCCGACCTTGACTGTAATAACGATGCTGTCGGAACAGTTTACAAGATGAACACCACACTCGGCGGTGCTATGATTGAAGTGACAGGTGGAGTAACCATAGATGACGGCATCGAGGTAATACTTCCTGCCGGAACCGTAATAATGACTTCAAGTGCAAATGAAACCAGTGGTGGTTCTATCCAATGGTTCTGTCAGTATGAGCCACTGGAAGCCGGTGCTACCGTCTCGAATACTTAAAATTGAATACTTATAAATGCGGGTGTCCCTGAGGATATAGGGACATCCGGCTTTTTTCTTAAAGGATTTCAATATGAGCCAAGAAATTCGCGTAATGAAACCCGAAGATGGCTGTACTATTTCCCATCTAAATGGGGGTGCGGCTTTTACGAAACTTGCTGATTCCCCCGGTATAAATATGAGTTGGTACGTGACGGGTTTTATTCTTACGGGCGGAGCAACCGCAGATGGATTTAGCTTTCTGCGGAGGGCTGCCTTGAGATTTAATGGAAATACAGATACCTTTACCGTAGTCAATGATTCTGCTCTTGAACCCGGGGCCGGAGACTTTGCCATTGTGTTTGGAATCAAAGCTGCTGCCGATGCCATTTCTCTACCGACTATGATGGATAAGGACGACAGTGGGGATGGCTGGCTCGTCGGGATAGATGCTAATGGAAAGTTATTCTGCACAGTTGACGATGGGGCTACTGCACCAGTAACGATTACGAGTCGTAACGCCGTCAACGATGATGTTTTGCATTGGGTTGTCATTAATATTGAGGCGGGAGAAACAGACGGTCTCACTATGTATGTCGATAATATTTCTGCTGCTGATGCTGTGGATATTTCGGCTGTAGGTAACATCGACAGTGGAATTAGCTTAGTAATTACCGGTGGAGCCTCCGAGACATTCGATATTAGTGTCTTTGGCCTTTATGATGAAATTCTTACCTCCGCAGAAATGGACGCTCTTTGGGCAGAGGGGGCAGGTAGTAAATTTATCGGAACAGAAAATAATTTATCCGCTGCCTGGAACCTTGACGAAGGTATCGGGACTGCTCACGCCGATTTGGTGGGGAGTAATAACGGGGTATCCTCAAGTACGGCTTGGGTTGATGGAATAGGTTTTCCGGTTGATCCACATACCCTCAAGAAATCAATAAAATATAACACAGGAGTGTTGACTTCTGCGGGGGTTATTCCGACCAATGTTGTTAATCTACCTCACGCCTTGAAGATAGGGCGAAATAATCCACTCCGAATTGATGAGACAGATGGATCATTTGGACTTGAGATTTATCTGTATAAAGATACCTATTGAGAAAACGATTAAAAAAATGGTGGGGGTTAACTATATTGGCCCCTAAAAAAATGTAACTTTTTTAGAAAGGAACCGGAAATGAATCAACAAACAGAACAAGGACACAAAGATTTGAGGAATCTCCTGCTTAATGGTCGGATATTGATTAATGGAATGCCTCTGACCGGCAATGAGTTGGGATTGATAGTCCAAGAGGAACAGATGTTATATGAGAAAGCATCAAGATTAGATGCGGCTCAAGAACTCGCCGCCCAGAAGAAAAAGTCGGAAGTTCCCAAGAAAAAACCCAATATCATTCCGATAAAGTCCCCGGAGAAAAAGTAATGCTTGGGTTAGTGTCAAACTATTCATTAACAGAACACACGATAGTGGGGGGGGAACTATCGTGTTGGCTTAATCAACTTGTGGAAGGCAGTCGAGAGAGAAAGAATAAGCTGTTTTTAGTTAGATACAACAAACTTGGGGTGTTCTGTATTTGTGAATGGTTGGGAAAACCAAAAGATGTTTTCGTTGATGTTATGAATCTCGGAAAATCTTTAGGGAATTTCGGGCGGAAAAAGGCTTATGAGTTACGTCAGAGGTTGTTTGCACCTGTCACGGCGGATATGACCAGAGAAGCTATAGTTAAGACCGACAGTGATTACTATCACAATCTACAAGACGAGAATGCGGAGGAAACAGAGCGGCAAGAACGAGTAGTTAAAGGGGAATAAAGTGTCGATGACCCAGAAGATTTTTGGGATTGGTCTGATTTGTGTTTTATTGGTATATTTAGGATTAGATTTGTTCCCAAATCGTTTTATTGAGAAACCTGCGGTAACTATCCGGGGACTACAAGGAGAACGAGGCATACAAGGTATTGTCGGGGAGAAAGGTGACACTTGGTATAATGACTTACCAAAACTTTATAACCAGACCTTCCCCGCTGTTGTGTGGATTGGTGCTGAATATAGTGATGATGAGTTTCTTTCCGTCCCTTGGAAAGAAATTTCTCGTAAGCGAGATAAAAAGATACCCATTACAGTCAAGTGGCAAGGAACAGGATTTTTTGTATCTCCTAATTTGATAGCAACGGCCGGGCACGTGGTTAAAGATACCAAATCTTTTATAGTACAGTTTCAGGATGGTTCGCAAGCATACGCTGATTTTGTACACATGGAGAGTTTGAATAGATGTGATGTCGGATTTATCCAATTACGCAAAGAGTATCGTAGTATTGCTCTTTCTCCTTTAGAGCATCCTTTTCTTAGCTTGAATACAAAAGTTGAAGTCGGTGAAAGTCTTGTGATTCTCGGTTATCCTTGGGGATTGAATAATGGTATCGCTTTAACACAAGGGGTAGTGAGTTTATCTAATCGGGAAGAATTATTTTTTGGCGTTAAATTGGTGATGCACATTGATGCGGCTTCTTACCCCGGTAACAGTGGATCTCCTGTTATAAATATGGAGGGTGAAGTTGTTGGTATTCTCATTGGAGGTAGGTACGGTTGTGACAACTGGAGTATTGTGACCCATGCCAGATTAGTAGAACTTGCGATGCAGAAAGCATTGGCTGAGATAGGTTTGCGGGAAGTGAAATAATGCCAAAGACTACAAAAGGCCAAAAAATAATTGCAACGATGATTAGGCAGTATGGTAAGAAAAAAGGAAAAAGTGTATTCTATGCTTCCGAGAAAGCAGGGACGATAAAAGGAGTTCATAAATGAAAACCAAAAAGAAATTTGGAGACCAGATTTACATTGAATGGATTGATGCTATAGAAAGGGTTGGATGGAAAACAGTAGAAGAAGCTGTCGAAGTAATTGACGAAGTATATTGTAAGACTTGTGCTTTTTATCTTGATGAAGATAAAGAGTATGTGAAAGTTGCCCATACTATTGGTAAGTCAATAAAAAATGATGTTCTTGGTGTTCTTTTAATACCAAAGAAATGGATACGGAAAATTAAGTGATGACTGATGACCAACGGGATAAACTGATTATAGAGACGGCTAATGATGTCAAGTGGATTAAGACTTGGACGGTGGAACATAAGCAGACACATTCCAAGTACATATACTATTTCATTACTACCGCCGTCGCTATTGGTTTAAGCTGGTTTCGATAAAGGATGTCAGATGAGGAAAAACGTCGCAGGCCAAAAATGGGTCGTATATGCTTGGAACACTTCAACTCTCCTGCCAGTAACAGGAGACGCCGCAAATATAACCGCCAACTTACGAATAGATGGAGCGGGGGCTAATCCGGTAGATGACACGAATCCCGCTGAATTAGAAGATGGCTATTATGTTTTTGACATAACACAGACCGAATCAAACGGCGATTTAATCCTTATTGCCCCAGAAAGTACAACTGGAAGCGTTCAGGTTAGAGGGGTTCCTGAAGCTATCTATACATCTTCCTATACCCCAGGGGATTATGAGGTTACTTTAACAATACGAACTATTGGAGAGGTTGCTGTACCAGGTGTCTCTGTATGGATCAATAGTTCCAATAGCAGGTCCGGTTCTGTAGCAGGAACCAAGGTCACGGACACGAATGGTCAAGTC